ACAAGATTTCTTAGACACTGTTAATCCAATTTTGGATTCAATCAGAAGAGATAGAGGTTTAATTGACTTTAGAGTTGTTGTAACAAACACACCTGAAGATTTGGATAGAAACACAATGACAGGTAAAATTTACCTTAAACCAACTAAAGCTCTTGAATTCATTGACATTGAGTTCTTGATTACACCAACAGGAGCTTCTTTTGAAAATATCTAAAAATAAACATGGGAGGGGAAATAAAAACCCCCTCCCTATTATTTATATATAAAACTATGGAATTCACAAAAAAAGTATTAATGGAAAGTTTGGAAATACCAACTAGTGGTAAAAAAACTTATTCTGAAAAACCACAAAACATTGTTTTAACTGAATCACAGTTAGAGAGTATCATTGCAAAATTATCAAAAGACAAAAAGTAATGAGTTTAAAAAAATCAATTAGAAGACACTTGTTAGAAATGGTAACTGAGGGTATGGACCCATCAGGATTACCTGACCACAAGTATTACGCTTTTGATTGGGATGACAATGTGATGAACATGCCAACAAAAATTATGGTTTTGGATGACAAAGATAATGAGATTGGTATGTCAACCGATGATTTTGCTGAACACAGACACGACTTGGGAAAAAAACCATTTGTTTATAATGGAAGGACCATAGTTGGTTTTGCATCAAATCCTTTTAGAAATTTCAGAGGTGAAGGTGAAAAACAATTTTTGGTTGATGTAATGTCGGCAAGTTTGGGACCATCATGGGATGATTTTGTTGAGTGTATTAATGGTGGGTCAATTTTTGCCATTATCACAGCTCGTGGACACAACCCAATGATTTTGAAACAAGCGGTTTACAAACTCATCAAAAATAATGTGAGTGGTTTGGACCAAGAAAAATTGGTGGAATCATTAAAGAAATACCGTGATTTTACAGGTGAGGATATTAAAGATGACAACACAATGATTAAAGAGTATTTGGACATGTGTCGTTTTCACCCTGTATCATTCGGAACTGGTTCAGAAGCCAACCCTGAAGAAGGAAAAATAAATGCTTTAAGAGATTTTATCAGTTATTGTAAAGAACTTGCAAATAAGGTGGGGGGAAAAGTATTATTCAAAAATGATGTGTCCAATAATTTTGTGGTACCCTCAATAGGTTTCTCAGATGACGATGAAAGAAATGTGGAAAAAGTTAAAGAATTCTTAAATAAAGAATTTGGCCTAGAGCATCCAGTAACAACATATTTAACCAAAGCTCAAACTAAAACTAGATATTAAATATTTAAATAAATAATAAACTAGAACGCCTAGATAATATAAGAGAAAAAATTTGGATAATCAAGTATTTATAGGTAAATAAACTAAAATAACTAAAACAAAAAATATAATAAAATGGCTGACTTATTAATGAAAATGCCCGACCCGTATGAACCAAAACGTAAAAACCGATTTATTTTGACGTTTCCTACTTCATTGGGTATTAATTCTTGGTATGTAGAATCTGCTGCCAGACCAAAAATAACAATTGCATCAAAAGACATTCCGTTCTTAAACACCAAAACTTATGTTGCGGGTATGTTTGAATGGGGAACAATTGGTGTTACTTTCCGTGACCCTATTGGACCGTCAGCGGCTCAAGCTCTTATGGAGTGGGTTCGTTTACACGCTGAATCAGTAACAGGTCGTATGGGATATGCTGCTGGTTATAAAAAGGACATTACTTTGGAAATGTTAGACCCGACAGGTGTTGCGGTTGAAAAATGGATTTTACAAGGTTGTTTCCTAACAGACGTGGACTTTCAGGGTGTGTCTTATACTGATGACGGTTTACAAACCATCTCAGCAACACTTCGTCCTGATAGATGTATCTTAGTTTATTAATATTTCATTTACAAAAAACAAAGTCAGTTTATATTTAAAGCCAGGGGTAATCCTTGGCTTTTTTTATGGAAAACGAAATACAATACGGACAAATGAATTTTAACTTACCACACGATGTGGTACCATTACCTTCACAAGGTTTATTTTATGATAATAAAAAGAAATCAGTTAAGGTTGGATATTTGACAGCACAAGATGAAAATCTTTTGATGAGTTCAAATAGTGACAATGTTATTAACCAATTGTTAAAATCAAAAATTTACGAACCTGATTTTAGAATTGATGATATGTTAGGTGGTGATATTGAGGCTATCCTACTATTTTTAAGAAATACTGCGTTTGGAACAAAATATATTTTATCGTCTTTTGACCCAAAAACAAATCAAAGATTTGATGCTGAAGTTGATTTAAGTGAATTGAATATAAAAAAAGTTGACGTAACACCTGACCAAGAAGGTTTATTTGAAACAAATTTACCAATCTCTAAGGATATTGTTAAATTAAAACTTTTAACTTATGGTGAGGAAAATATGATTGATAAAGAAATGGAAATTTATCCAAAAAGTATGATTGCTCCAATTATTACAAGAAAATTGGAGGCTCAGATTGTTTCAATCAATGGTAGTACGGATAGAGAGTCGATTGTAAAATATGTTCAACAGATGCCAATTGCCGACTCAAAATTTATTAGAAAATTTTTAAAAGAGGTTGAACCAAGATTGGATTTAACCAAACAAGTTAGAACCCCGTCAGGAGAAATGATTGACATCACTGTCAATTTTGGGGTAGACTTTTTTCGTCCTTTCTTCGGAGTATAAGAAAATATTATTAGACGAAATATTTTTTTTGGTTAAAAACGCCAACTTTTCTTATGTTGACACTATGAACATGCCAACATATGAAAGAAAATATTTTATTGGTAAAGTTCTTCAAGAACACGATATGATTATTGAAGCTCGTGAAAAATCCAATAAATAATATTTATTATTATGCCGGAACAAAACGAAGTAACCCAAACTACCACCCAAGTAACAGGACTTGCTGCTGAACTTGAAAAAGTTGGTAAAATATCTGAAAGGTTAAAAGGTAATTTTAAAGAAACACTTAATACTGTGTCAAATTTTGACACTAAGTTAATTTCTAATGCCAGAAATTTAGGACAAAGTGCTGCTTACGCAAAAAGTGTTGAAAACGAATTGGGAAGAGCTGCGGTTAATGTTGTTAAAATGGGTGGGTCTTTGGAAGACGTTATTAAAACGTTTACCGAAATTAATTCACAAATAGGTAGAACTACATATTTGTCTCAACAATTTTATGAAAATGTTGAAGCAATTGAAAAATACGGTGTTAAAGGTGAGACTATTAATTCTTTTGTTAAGTTCTTTGATAAAGTTGGTGGTGGTATGGATGCTGCCACAGAAAAACAAATTCAATTAGTTAACACGGCAAAGGCATATGGATTAAATGTCGGTAAATTTCTTGGTACCGTCGGTGAAAAATTAGATATAGTAAACAAGTATGGTTTTCCAAAAGGTGTTTCAGATTTAGCGTCAATGGTCGCCAAATCACAACTTTTAGGTGATACATTGAGTGTTGCTCAAGGTTTTGCTGACCAAATTATGGATAGTCCTGAAAAGGCTTACGAATACGCCGCACAACTTCAAACACTGGGTGGTTCATTTTCACAATTAGGTGATGGTGCTCAGTTATTGTACATGGCACAAAACGACTTAAAAGGATTAAATGACCAATTAATTAACGCAACTAGAGGTATTGCAACATTTAATGAAGAAACTGGTCAATTTGAAATAAGTGCTAATGAAAGATTAAGATTAAGGGGATTAAAAAATTTAGGCATCGAATCTAAAGAAATTGAGGAGACCGCTTTAAAATTAGCCAAACAAGAAAAAATTATAAGTCAATTCCAATTTAAACCACAGTTTGAAGGATTGTCTAAAGAAGAACAAGAAACACTTGCGGGTTATGCTCAACTACAAAAAGGTGGTGTTGTAACAATTGAAGGTAAAGATATTGGTGGATTAAGCGCTGACAAAGTAAAAGAAATTCTATCAAATATTCAAGGTTCAGGTAGTGAATTAAAAAACAACACCGACGCTAATGTTGATAGTATACAAAGAAATTTATCTGCTACCGAATCAGTTATTTTGGCAAATAACCAATTAACTAACGCATTTTCAATGGCAACATTAAAAGCGGGTAATTTTTCAACTTCATTAGAAGGTTACACAGGTGTTGTAGCAAAGGCTCAAGAACAAGTAAAAAATATTTTAGATAAATCAATTGAAGGTGGTGGTAAAATACTTGGTGATTTGAAAAGTTCTTTCTCAGCTAGTGGAACAGAAACTTTTTTGGATAGAATAAATGAGTATACCCAAGCAGTATCAAAAGATAAATTTATTAAAGTGGAAGGTAATCCTGTTATTGATGTTAGAGTTACTGGATTAGATGTTGGATTGTCTGATGTTATTAAAACACATATTGCAAATGAGATTGCAAAATCTGTTAAAACCACAGTATCAGATAAGAGTGGATACAGTGTTGGACCTTAAAAATATAAATAAAAAATCCTGTTTCATCTATTTATAAAAAACAGTATAAGATGACAGACAACTTATTATCATTTTCAGCTTCAGACCAATTTAGAAAAAAATTAATTGCGTCTAACTTAGAACCTTATTTTGTTAAGGGTGCTGGAACAAGGGTTGTGCCAAAAAACCAAGCATATACTAAAGAGACAACATGGATTGATGTACCATTGGTTAATCAACCTGATATGATTGATACGTCAATTCCTGAAAAGAAAAGATTATATACTGTTAATCAATACGGTCCTGAGGGTGGATATAAGACAAGCGCAAATAATGATGTAATAATAAATAACACAAATGAGGGTGAATTTAATTTTGCCAGTCCACAAACAAAAAAGTTTGAGGAATCACAATTTTCACAAAAAAATTTAATAACAAAAAATTTATTTGGACCACAAGATGGTTGGTCAGATGCATCATCAGAACTTGAATTAATTGTAAGACAATTAACAACAAGAGCTGAGTATTATACATATAGAGCATCAAGTTATAGACCAATTAATATTTTATTAAGTAAGGACCCAATAGGTACTTTAGGTTCATTATCACAAGATTCTGCGTTGGCTCAAATAGGTGCAACAAGACTTAGAAAACTATTTGAAGAATCAATCGCATTAGAAACATTCCAACAAACATTAGGTAGAGCAAACGCACTTCAAACAGGAAGTGACCCATATAAAATTTTAAATTTAATAACAGGTAGACAACCATTAATTGAACCTGATTGGCACATAACAGTACCCGATAGTATTTTAGGAAAAGGATTAGATTTTATTTCAAGGGTTACAGGTGTTTATTCACCATACTCATACATACCTGGTGATTATTTTAACAATGTAGGTAAAAAAAGTATATTAAATCAAACGGTAAATGCGGTATCAAGATTTTTTGGATTTCCCGCAGTATTACCAAGTAAGAAAAGTTCATCAGATGTATTCTTAGCGTATACTAGTGGTGGAACAAGAAAAGTATTATTTAATAATTTATCTTTAAACTATTATACACCTGACTACAAAGCCAATTTCTTAAGTAATTTAAATTTAACCGCACCTAAGGGTAACTACTATATTGGTAGTAGAACATCTGAACCTTTAGATATTGTATCACCTTCAGGACAAATTCCTGTAAACCAATTTGGTGTTGAGGTTGAAACAAATGTTTATGGTCCAAGTAACTTAGCTAAGTTATATGAAAATAATGTTGATTTCAAATTCGGTTTAAACCAAACCCCTACCATAGAAGGTGGTGGTGTACAAGGTGGATTTACATGGGTATCACCAAAATATAAAGGAAACGCAGGATTTAAAGTTGGTGTTGGTGGTGACCTTAAAGGACAAGACCCTGAATACCAACCAATAGCAGCAAATTACACAAGAAGTGAATCAACGGGATACGCACTTAAACAAGGTGGTATTTTAGATGACACACAAAGATTAATTAATTCACAACCAGCAGGTGGTAAAAGATTACAACATGTTGGTAATGCGATTGACCAAGTGTCTAAGGTGTTTAACGATGGATATAAGGAGATAACAAAAGGTTCAAGGGTAATTAGATACACAGATAATAACGGTGTGTTTAAAGGGGAAGAATATGGTAGAGTGTTTGCTAAAGATATACCATACTATGACAATCAAAAGTTGGTTAGGAGTGATGGTAACATTAGAAAAAACCCATATTCCATTTTAGATAAAACATATAACTTAAACATATATCCAACATCAGGTCCTGAATCAACAAACTTACAAGGGGGACAAGTTAAGAAGTATATGTTATCATTAGAGAACCTTGCTTGGAGAACATCAAGAAGACCTGGTTTTAGATACACAGATTTACCTGAATCAGAAAAAGGACCAAATGGTGGTAGGGTTATGTGGTTCCCACCATACGATTTAAATTTTACTGAAAGCAACTCAGTTCAATGGGAGGCCAACTCTTTCTTGGGTAGACCTGAAGAAATTTACACATATAAAAATACAAGTAGGGGTGGTACTTTAAGTTTTAAAGTTATTGTTGACCATCCTTCGGTAATGAATTTATTGGTAAATAGAGTTTTAAATAATACCGCATCAAGTCAAATTGCTGACCAAGTTATTGATTCATTCTTTGCTGGACTAACCAAATTTGATATCTATGAATTATCAAAAAGATATAACAATTTCTCAACTACAGAATTATCTTTGATTCAAAAAATAATTAACGGTTCAAGCAACCCTGAAAAAATTAAAGATGTTGTTAATCAATCTTTAAATATTGGTGGAGATGCCGCTGGTGGTTCGTTAAGTTCTAACTCAAATGTTGGACAACAAGTATATACACCACAATTAAGTTCTTACAAATCAACACAGTTTTATTTTGATTATAATAGTGGTGGAGGAACAAATTACTCAAACAATGTGGTTACCTACACAACAAGTTCAAACTTTGGAAATATAAACTCATCACAACAAACTTTAATCACATCTTCTGAAAATACACTCACCGCTTTTACGGAAAGTATTAAAACACTATTATCATCAAACGCCAACGTGACTATTGAAATTAGATTACGTTCAAATGTCTCATATAACGAGGGAACAAGTATTGAGTCTGAAAGAAACACATGTATTGAGGATACTATTAAATCATTAATTAATAACGATAAAAGAGTTAGATTCTCAAAGACTAATGGTTCTGTCGATGAGACAATACAACCCATCAATTATAAGTGTAGTACGTCAACAACAAATCAATATGAAGCAGGACCTGTTGGTTGTAGAAGAGTTATAATTGAAGATATTATTGAAACACCATTACCAAATATTAATAATCCAAATGGTGGGGTTGAAACTGGTGCAATAACGGCTATTGATAGATTATTATCTGAAACACAAAGACAAAACGGAAATAGTAATAACAACCCAAGTGTTCCAACACAAGAATCTATTAGTAAACAAGTTATTAGAAAACTATTAAGTGAGGCTGATTACTTTAAATTTATGAAAGAAAGTAATCCTTTTGTTTATGATTCGTTAAAAGAAAAGTTAAAATATTTTCACCCCGCTTTCCACTCAATGACACCTGAAGGATTAAATGAGAGATTAACATTCTTATTACAATGTACAAGACCAGGTGATACAATCCCAACCAAACAAGCCGGTGGTACGTTGATTGATAGTGATGCCAGAAACACTTCGTTTGGTGCACCACCAATTTGTATTTTGAGAGTAGGTGATTTTTACCATTCGAAAGTTGTTATTGATAGTTGTAATTTTTCATATGAAGACGGTAAATTTGACTTAAACCCTGAAGGTATCGGTGTTCAACCAATGATTGTAAGCGTTCAAATGGGTTTTAAATTTATTGGTGGTCAAGGATTAAAAGGTCCAATTGATGAGTTACAAAATGCATTGTCATTTAATTTCTTTGCAAATACAGAAATGTATGATGAAAGAGCAACGGATTCTTTACAAGTTTCAGGATACAACAAAGAGTTTATTGAAAAAACCGAACCAACTGGTGATACTCCTAAAAACACAAATTCAAATCTTCAAAATGAAGGAGGAACAACTATTGGTTCTGTAGAAGGTAAATTTCAAAATAGTGGAACTAGTGTTAATGTTGCATATAAAGAAATTGTTAAAGATTTTATTGAAAGTTTTAATAACTTTACTAGTGGTGAATACAACAAACTAAAACAAATTAGTGAACAATATAATAGTGGTATATTAATGTTATATACAAAGGACCGTGACTACAAATCAGGTAAAATGAATGAGTTTGGAGCACCTTCAGCAACACAAACAGATTTAACAATTTTTGGTAAATCAAATTTTGAAAGTAAAATTGATGCATTATTTAGTGGGTTATTAAATGATATTAACAATAATTCACTAACAATACAACAGGAAATGTTAAAACAAAACTTTAAATCAATTGACCAAACTAATTTTAATAATCAATTAAAAAAATTAGTTAATGATTATAAAGTGGCGTTTACTGACAAAATGGTAAATACAAGTAATGAACTATCTAAGACTCAGTTAGAAATGACAAGAAATATTGATAAATTAAACTATGTAGTTCAAACATTAGATGGTTATATTGATACTAAGGGTGTTGCTAAAATTTATACAATTGATAGTGCGACAACTGTAAATGAAATTGGTATTGTTATGAATACCTATTCACCATTAATTAATTTATTAGAAACCAATTTGGAAACCAAAAAAATTATAACATCAACATATACTGATGACCAAAGTTATGTTTTACCAAATGGTGGTTTCGCAACAAACGCTGCGGATAAAAGATTCTTTTTAGTATTTGGATGGCAACTAGCAAATAATTATAAAGCGTTTGAAACTCAAGTCGTTGGTTCATTCACCACTAAAGATTGGACAAAATTTATTAGCGAGAGTTTAACAAAAAATTATAAAATACCTGCGGACAATGAAAAAAAGAAAATGAGTGAAATCTTTTCAAATTATAATAAGGAAACTAATAAAGTTTACATTCCTGGTGATGTAACAACATTAATTAAAGCAAAAAGAAAAACAGGTTTAACTCTTAAGACATCACCAACGGACACTGAAATAAGTAGATTAAAAAATCTTTATACAGGACAAAATCGTGATGACGATAAAAACACGTTTAATGGTAAAGTAATATTCTAATGGATTACTATAATAGATATGGTCAATTTTTATTAAACGGTGAGCAAACCGTTGTTCCTGGTTTAACGTTACCAAGAAAGAGTACAGATATTAAATATGTCTTCAGAGCGGGTGTTAGTAGATTAGATAAAATCAGTCAAGAATATTATGACTCACCATTTTTTGGTTGGTTAATTTTACAGGCAAACCAAGAATATGGTAGTTTAGAATGGGACATTCCTGACAATTCAATTATTGTTATACCATATCCTTTAGTTACATCACTTCAGGATTATAATAATGCAGTACAAACAAGATTCTATTATTATGGCAGATAATTTTGGTGGTGGTGAAAATATATATTACGAAGAAAATTCTAACATTGTTTTAATTGACCCAAACTCGGTTAAAGACTCCAACGGAAATAAAAAAAACCGTACTATAAAACAAGAGAATTTAGTAATGTATGCCAACTTGATTGCTAAGTCGGTACCAAGAACAAAATTAGCGGTAGGTCAAGATTTAGAATCAAGTGTTAATAACACAACAATTGCATCCATTAATTTTTTAAAACCAACCGATAAAAATGTTTTTGATACAAGTTATACCGATGAAATTACGGGTGCTGGTAGTACACAAGGACGAGGTATAAATCAAATTAAATTTAATCAAGGACAAAACCCACAGCAAACAAATTTTGTTGACACACAAGTTTTAGGTATTAGGGATATTAATGTTGATATTAAGTTCAATGGTGTACCGACTGTAACAATGACATTAGTTGACGTACAGGGTAAAAGTTTATTCCAAACAGGTGGTAATTCACCTTATTCTGTATTTTTATATTATCCTTATCCACTTTTTGAATTAGTGTTAAAAGGATTCTACGGTAAAGCAATTAAGTATGAATTAATGTTATTGAATTTCCAAGCATCATTTGAGGCTTCAACAGGTAACTACATTGTTAATTTAAAATTTATTGCAAGAACAAGTGCAATGTTAGACGATATTCGTTTAGGATATTTGTTTGCGTTACCACACATGTACAATCAATATAGTGTTCCCAACACACCAACTGTTAATACACCTAACTCAGCCACTGCATCAGTACAACAAAATGGAACTGGTGTAACCAACGAAGTAACTATTGAACCAACATCTAAAGGATACTCAAAAATAAAACAAGTATTTGAAGAGTATAAACGTAGAGGTTTAATAGACAAAAATGTTCCTGTATTAACATTAAATGAAATGCAAATCAGGTTAACAAAATACACTGAATTTTTAAATAAAGAATTCGAAAAATTAGATTTTACTAATATTGTTGCACTTGAAAGATATAAAGAATCTTTAAATAAATTTAGTAATAAAATAGTTCAATGGGGTGAAACTAATTTAGACTCTAACAAAGTTTTAGTATTAAATAACGAATTTAAAGTTGGATATT